CGGCCTCTGGCCTCCGCTAGGGGTTGGTCTTCAAATTCCATTTTACTATCACCTCATTCTAGTGTGGTTACATGCGGCTACTGCTTTGTGATTCTATCTAAATAATCTTTTTGCCGAGTTCCAAATCCCACATACTAGGTTAGTTATGTGACCCTCGCCACCAAATATATATGGGATGGTCACATAACTAATATACATGGCAATGCCGAAGATCGTTTACGAAACCACAAGCGGGGAGGAGATCAAGGCCTTGAGAGAGGAGGCCCGGAGGCTGCGAGACGAGGCGGCAAAGCTCCGACAGCTCCGGGGGATGGAACCGGCGGCGAAGGAGAGGGAGGCGGAGGCAGCCAGGCTTGAGGGCGAGGCTGAGGACCTGTGGAACGCGGCGCGCCTGGAGGCGTTGACGGTCTACCTCGGCCCGGTGGAGAAGATCACCGCGAAGGGACCGAAGACCTATGAGTACTATTTCGCATCCTGGAAGATGGGGGACAAGGTCGTCAACAAGTACATCGGCTCACCTCGAAAGATGACCCGAGAGGCGGCCACGGAGAAGGCTCGGAAGCTGAAGGCAGAGGCGCTGTTTTTTCATCTTTAATGGAATTGCACCAAAAACTTTTTCGTGTGTCGTATCCTTCCCGAATACATAGGAGGTAAAGGAATGGGATCAAGAGAGAAATTACTGGCAATCCTGGCAATACTTTGCGTATCGGTACTGGTATGTGGGTGCCTTGGAGGTGAACAGCCGTCCTCAGAGGCGACGGACACCACGACGACCGCAGCAAAAGATAACAACCTGACCGAAAGCGCGGTTGAAAAGATTGTCGGAAAGCAACGATCAATTTCAGTAAATCCGGTTTCTGGTTATGTTGTGATTAGACGACCCGATCAGGATTACTGGAGCTTAGTACTTCAAGAAGACGACGCGACTAAGATGTTTGAAAAGCTGTTTAAAGATCCGAGGGTTAATCTTGTTCGGATTACCACCTATTTGAAGGGCGTTGATGAATACGGTAAAGAGGGGTCTTTTGTGGGGACGAGGTTTATTATGAGCAGAGAGACGGCTTCAAAAATCAACTGGGATGACTTCCTCTATTCAAATCTGCCTAATGTAGCCGATGAAGCTTATATAAACCCGGTCCTGTTGAAAAATTAGCGGCTTAATCTTTCCACCTCCAGAAGGAGTGGACGCGGCACTTTGAGGAGCATGTTCCTCAAAGTCCTACTATTTCTTTGCAGTTGACAGGGAGACGAGAGGGCAAGGCGGCACACCATCGAGTAAACTATTTAAATATACAGGAGAGTTTTATATCATGGTTGAAAAAACAGAATACAAATACGAAACCTTACCCGATCCAAAAGCCGAGCCTCATAGATGGGCTCTCGAAACCGCGAAGGACATCGACTCAACGCTCTGTGAGCATGCAAGAGAGGTTAAGGAAAAGTTTGGGATAGAAAACATAAGATACCTCGACGCCCAAAAAGCCCGGATAGATCTTATCAAAGCGGTCATGGAAATGTAGCCGATATTTTACACTGTGGCCGGCTACAAACCCCCTCATCTTTTTTATAACCACTAAAACCAGGCTTGTTTACTCGATCGCGGCCCCTGCCCCACAGACTATGGGAATGTCACGAATTCGTCGCGTGCCATCATGCCTTTCGAGCTGAAGTTTAGGCTTATCCGAGGGGGTCTCTCGGCGCAGTGGCGACCGATAGCGTTTTTTCGGCGGGAATTTTGGGCGGATACGAGGCTCTTTTTGTGGGAGTCGGTGCCGGTGATCGATCAGAAGTAAGTTTAAATACTATAGCCGACATATGTCGGGTGAGGTTGAATTATGGTCTTTGAGTCTATGTACCAAAAGATGACTATTCGGGTTCCCGACGACCTCCGGGACACGATTCAGAAGAATGCAGATGAGACGAGCATGACCATGTCCGATTACGCAAGAGAGATGATCGAGAGGGGACTCGAAAGCGGCCCAAGAATCGCGGAACTGGAGAGCAAGCTCAGCTTTGTTATACACGCGCTGGATGAAGTAATGCGGATGCACAGAGAATCAGATGAGCAGAAATCGGAGATAGCAAGAGATTGCATCAGCGTGTTGGAAGGGGGAGTCAGCGAGGTGCGGGTAAAGTGGGTACTGAGAGCACTAAAATTCATCACCAAGGACCAGGTCGGCCCCTTCCTCAACCCCCCCGGTGAGCCAACCTTTATGGAGCTAATGAAGATGTATCCAAGCACGAAACCAGACAAAGCAGAGGCGGCGATTGAAAGTGAATAAGAAGCGACTCCCCGGGAACCATCCGGAGAGTTGCCAGGTGACAAACCAACTCCTCGAGGGTGCTAGCCAGAGGGTGTTAGTCTATGATAGAATGCGTTTCTAAGCCTTATAAATCATCCGATCCAGATTATGATGACACCGAGAGAGATCTCGGAGCACGATTTGATAAGAACCACGAACGGCGAGAGGGGTCGACATGACCGACCCCACAGTCGAGGGTAAGAGGGTCGCCGCCGAGGAGCATTTAACGAAATTTATTAAATTCCTCGGCCATGAACGCTTTGCTATCAAGTCGGTGCAGACGGGGAGAAATGGAGCACAGGAAGCGCATTTCGACCTTATCAACATGGGCCGGACGGTCGACTATATCCGGATGAGAAACGGCAAGCGGCAATTATGGGTCAACGTCCAAAGGCTGAAGAGGAACCCGGAGAAATTCCATACCCATCTGGACGTCGAGGCCTACACCAACATTTTTATCGACATCGACGCAAAAAAACCGGACGATAAGAAGGACTTCGCCGCCACCAAAAAAGAGCGGGGGTTTGCTGTGGGGCAACTCCCCACAGTGCAGAGGTGGTTATCGGAAAATGGATTCATGCCGGGGCTCGCCTTCAAGTCCGGGAACGGGGCGGGGCTTCTTCTTCCGATACCTCCAACCGAACCGACGCCGGAATTTATAGCGAAGGTCGCGACGTTCTTAAAGACGGTCAAGAGAGAGGCCAACGTCGACGTCGACGAGACGACCTTCGACCCGGGCCGGGTTTGCGGAATCTTAGGGACCTGGAACACGAAGTTTGAAGACGAGGCCGAAGGGCGAAAGAACCACCTCCGGGAAGCGATCGGCGACATCCCCCTAAGATACGAGGATGTAAGGCTCTTGAAGTACATCGAGCGCCTCAATCCGGACCCCGACGCCCTCCGGACCTGGACCGAGAAGTTCAACGAGACGACGCCCGCCGCAGACGTGGGTGAGGTCCTCGACGAGTTTGTCCCGTTGACCGATATTCCCGACGCCGATTTTGTGAGGGAGAAGCTCAGCACCCTTTTAGAGGCCGATTCGACCCTCCAAAGCCTTCTGGACTGGACCGACGAGGCGAAGGAACGGCACAACGGGGACCGATCGGACGCCGAGTTTGGGCTTGTGGGGAAGCTCACCGCCGCCGGATTTGACGACCATCAGATAAACTGGGTCATGACCTACGCCTCGAAGATCGGGAAGTGGTCGGAGGAGGGGGAGCACTACCAGCAAGTGACCCTCCGGAAGATCCGGGCCAACGATGCAGACGAGGCCGCCGAGAAGGAAGAGATCAAAACACCAACACCGGAGCCGATCGCCGAGGATCTCGTCGTCGAGGCGAGGAACATACTCGAGCTCGGGGACCCTGTGACTTATGCCCTCGACACCTTCAACACGATCCATAAGGGTGACAGACTGGCGGGTGGCATAACCTTCTGCTGCTGCTTAACCCCTCAGATCGAGACGAGCCGGGGAGCTCACCCAAAGCTAACGGGGAAGAGTGGAGGCGGTAAATCCGACATGGCCGAGGCCGTCCTTCATGCCCTCCCATCCGAGGCCTACATCAAAACGGGACTCTCACCAAAAGCTCTGATGTATCATCCCATCCCCCGGGGGTCCATAATCTACTGTGACGACTACAAGCAAAACGACGACACCGATACCGTTCTTAAGCAGACATCTTCAAACTTCCATGAGCCATACTATCATCGGACGGTACTTAAGGGGAAGGCGGCGGTTCTGTCGGTTCCGCCGGAGATCGTTTGGATGATAACCTCGGTGGACTCCGATCAAGATCTCCAGTGTCTTAATAGAGCCGTCCCCATCGACGTGGACGAGACCGAGGACCAGGACCGAGCGGTCGCCGATCATATTCTCGCCCTAGCGGCTCAGGGAGAGGTAACTCGACCTGTGACGCGGGAAGTTATGATCTGTCGGGCCATGTTCCGGATTTTGAAGTCCAAGAGGTACAAGGTAAAGATCCCCTTCGCAGTGGACATCATTTGGAACGACGCCGGGAACCGCCGGAACCTTCCGCTATTCCTGGACATCCTCCAGGCTATCACCTTCTGGCGGCGGTTCCAGAGGGAGGAGGACGAGGACGGGCGGCTAATTGCTACCGTCGAAGACTTCGACCTCGCAAAGGAGCTGTATGTGGGAGATGGACGGGGCGAGGCATTCAAGACGAAGCTCACCGGAGCCGAGAGGAAGCTCGCAAAGCTGATCGTCCAAGAGGGCGGAAGGCTGGAGCAATCCGAAGCGGCCATAAAAATGGGGGTGAGTTCGGGAAGGATAACTCGGCTCGTCAACGGAACCGACCCCAAAAAAGAGGGTGGGTTAAATCACAAAGTACCTCGATTCTCAGTAGTACGTGAGACCGTCGACAAGGGCGGCATACTCAAATCGGTCAACGTCTTCTACCTCGATAAATTCGACACATGGAGAGACGCCGAGGCCGTGGTCTCTCTGAGAGACCGTAAGAAATGGGAGTGACCCCTCCCATCTTTACCTTTTTACCTACCCTTTACCCCGATTTTACCTTTTGACCTTATTGACAGGCTGTTGACAGGCTGTTGACAGAGGAAAATCGATACCTGAAGATAGATATTGATAGTATTGATAGTAATATAATATGAGAGGGGGTACTATAACAAAAATCATATCAGTTTGTGGGGTGGTCCTCTCTCCCCTTCTCACCCCCTCCCCCTCACATGTTCCCAAAACGCTGTCAAAATGTCAAAAACCCCCGGCTGCTATCGGTTCTCCTTTGACAGTAAATTGACAGTCGGCCCCGACTGCTATCGATTGATAGCTTTTTTTGTCGCTGTCAAAACCCCCACCGCGTTGGACAAAGAGGGCAATTCGACGAAAGTTATTTATATACTCTCGTCCTTATTGTACACGATGACTAGAATTCCTGTTGAGGAAGAGGAGAAGATCCTCTCTCTCCTCATGCAGGGGAAGACCACAAGAGAGGCGGGCAAGATCGTTGGGAGATCGTCCGGGACCGTCTCCAACGTGGCGGAAAGAAACGGGCTGGACCTCGTGAAGCTTAGACAGGATCAGCTAAAAAGGGCTCAGCTCGTCGCTGCTTATGCCAATGCCGAGCGCCGGGCCTCGGTCGCCGCTAAGATGCTGGACCGTGGCGAGAAGATCCTCGAAGACACCTGGACGGCGAGGGACTATCGGGACGTCTCGGTCGGGCTGGCTGTCGGCTTGGACAAGCTCCGGCTGGAGCTCCCCCACGACGAGAACAAGGGCGGCGAGATCCTCCAGCTCGTCGAGATGCTCCGGGGCTCTGTCGAGGTCGAAGCCGAAGAGGAGGAGGGCGACTCTTGACCCTGCTTCCTCTCACCTCGAAGCAGAGGGACTTTATCATCGGGTCTCAATCCCGGGTCAATCTTCTGCATGGGTCGGTAAGGTCCGGGAAGTCCATAGTCGCCGATATACGCTTCCTGGAGGCTCTCATCCGGTCCAGATCGGCCCGCCCTCCGCTAATCGTAGGCCGCACCCAAACCGCACTGGAGAGGAACGTACTCGACGACATCCGCCGCCTCGTAGGAACCGAGAACTTCGACTACAAGCGGAGCCTTAAGCTCGCCTACATCTACGGAAGGCCGGTCCTGATCGAGGGAGCCAACGACGAGAGCGCCTTTACGAAGATAGCGGGCTCGACCCTCCCCTTTGCCTACGTCGACGAGGGGACCCTTATCCCGGAGTCCTTTTGGAACATGCTCATCTCTCGACTCTCCGAGCCCGGGGCTCAGTTATTCGGGACGATGAACCCCGGGGGGCCGGGCCACTACCTGAAACGAAAATGGATCGACCGAGAGGCGGAGCTCGACCTCCGGAGCTGGCATTTTGCCCTTGAGGACAACACCCACCTCGACCCCGCCTACGTCGCCGAGCTGAAGCGCCAGTTCGGGCCGAAAGGGTCCCTTTTCTATCAGAGGTACATCGACGGGCTTTGGGTGGCGGCCGAGGGCGCTGTTTACCGCAACTTCAATCGAGATCTTCACTGCGTCCCTCGCCTCCCAGACGGTCGGATCGAGGAGATGAGGGTGGCCGTCGACCCCGGCGCTACTCACCCCACGGCGATGCTGAAGGGCTTCCGGATCGGCGATAAATGGTACATAGCGGGCGAGTACCGGAAGGCTGACAAGTCCCCGGCTGAGGTCTCGAAGGATCTGAAGACTTTCCTCGATGGGATGTATCCGACCTCGATCGACGTCGACCCGGCGGCTAAGGCTCACAGGCTCCAGTTCATAGGGGACGGGATCGAGGCCGTGCAGCAGGCTGACAACGACGTCCTCAACGGGATCCAGAAGGTAATCAACGCCTTCGACCAGGGCTGGCTTCAGCTCATCGGCCCGGCTACGCCCATGCTCCAGGAGGAGCTGGAGGGATACCGATGGGACCCGAAGGCGACGGAGAGAGGAGAGGACGCGCCCATAAAAGAGGGCGACGACCTGGTCGACTGCCTTCGATACCTGGTTAATCGCATCTCAAAATCACGACGGGTTACGCTACCTCCGAGGAGGAGATCATGACTTCAACAGTCCACACCGACTTAAACTTCCTTAACCCTACCCACAAATGGCCTCCTGCTGAGGATAAAGACCGGCTGGCTCGATATGCAAAGAACCGGCTGCTGCTGGAAGGAGATCACGATCTCGTCTTCGCCGGCTTGAACGAAGACGACGCCCCCCGGATCATCAAGATGAGGGTCAACTGGTTCAAGCGGATCATGACCCTATTTGCCGACCTGGCTGTGGGGAACCCTCCGGCGATCCGGGCCGACGAGAACCAGCAGGCGGGGCTAGATCGGATCGTCGAAGGAAACGGCTTCCATCAGGTCGTCTATGACCTCTTTGGCGACCTGATAGCCTTCGGCGACGGCGTCCTTAAGGTCCGATGGGATGGACGGCGGGGCATCATATCGAGGATCGACCCCCGGCTCTGGTTCCCGGTGGTGGACCCTGACGACGTCGGGACCTTCAAGGCTCACGTCCTGGCATGGGATGTGACGCAGGGCGATGACAAGTACGTCAAGGCGGAGGTCCACAAGCCCGGACAGATCGAGCACCGGCTCTTGAAGCTCACCTCCGACGGCAAAGAGATCCAAGAGCCCGTCCCCCTGGCCACCATCGAGCGGTACGCCAACCTGAAAGAGGAGGAGGAGACGGGCGTCCCTGGTTTCCTGGTGGTTCATTTCTCCAACCTGAAGGCAGGGGACGGGGTCTTCGGGCTGGACGACTTCAAAGACATCTCCGACCTTGTGGAGGAGATCGAAAGGAGGCTGATCAAGGTCTCGGGGACCCTGGACACCTTCGCCGATCCCTGGATGTGCGGGCCGTCGGGGCTCAGAGTGCGAGACCCGATCACAGGCGAGATCGTGTGGGCTTCCGATGAGAAGTACATCGCCCTGAACGAGGGCGAGTCCCCGCCGGAGATCCTGGTCTGGGATGCTCAGATGGGCGCCACCTTCACTCAGATTGAGACTCTCCTTTCCCAGCTCTACGTCATGGCCGAGCTCTCCCCGGCTGCCTTCGGTGAAGTTAAGACCGGCCTGGCTGAGTCGGGAAGCGCCCTCAAGAGGCTTATGCTCCCCACGCTGGCAAAGGTCAACCGGCTGAGGCTGAGGATCAAGCCGAAGCTGATCGAGGTCCTCAAGACCACAGCAGAACTCGAGGTTGCGTCCCGGATGAGTGGAGCCGAGACGCTCACCAACCTCTCCCTGGAGTGGCGGTCCAACCTCCCTATCGACCCTGTGGAGGCGGCGAAGGTGGAGGCCACAAGACGCGGGGCAATGGCGACCTCGGTCAGGGGAAGCCTATCCCGGCTGGACCCCGACGCCACCGAAGAGGACCTGGACGCCGAGGAGGCGAGGATCAAAGATGAGGAGATGAGGGGGCTCTGAGCCCTGCCTCTGATAATGTTACCTAACATATTTATAATGCAAGGGCGCATACATATGAGATAGGAGGTCTAATATTGAAAATAGTTCTTGCATCGATATTGTGTTTGTGTTTTGCGAGCCAAGTTGCACTTGGAGTATCGGATGGTGATCAAGAATGGATAACTCTTGCAACAGTAGCATCCGCGTTTTTGGTCCAAGATATGGAAGATATAACCGCGGCATCTGAATCCTTCGATTTTAATGCATTGAGTGACGGTTTTGCATCATTGTATGGTCATGCAACCGAAGCGAAAAAATTGAATGATGAATCCTCCGTTTCATCTGCATTCAGAACGTCTAAACAAGAATTTGGCTACGCGCTGGATGATTTTGCAAACGCGGGTTTGTACGGCTATATGGGTGTAGATGAGATGGATGCTGACAAGATTACTTTGGCATGCCAGTACGTTACAAGCGGATCAGAGCATTTGACTAAAGCTACGAACGCTCTTCCTCAGTAATTTTTACTCTTTAAAATCCAGGAGCGCCTTCGGTTAGCTTGAGCTTCGCGCTAACTGATCTTTTGTAGAAATTTGTTTTTGATCCTCTTCTCTCTTAGATGGACCTAATTACATTATTTCACAAAAAGGACAAACATTTATATAGTATGCCTTATCTATTATACATATAGGCAAACGAAGGCCGTGAACTTCGGAGATTCAAACCCATGACCGATGATGAAAAGAAATTCACTCAGGCAGATGTGGACCGGATAGTCCAGGAGCGGGTCAACCGCGAGAAGGCGAAATTCGCCGATTATGACGAGATAAAGGCTGAAAATGCCGATCTCAAAGCGAAGCTGGCGGAGCACGAATCCAAGACCCTGGACTCTCTGAAAGCGAAGATCGTCACCGATCTGAAGCTCCCCCCATCCCTGGCGGGACGCCTCCAGGGTACAACCGAGGCGGAGCTGAAAGCCGACGGCGAGAAGCTGCTGAAAGAGATCGGGCCAAAAGAGCCTGTGGGCGGCGCTGGCAACCCTCCGGGCGAGGTCAAGAAACCCCTAACCCGTGAGGCCGTGAAGGCCATGAAGCCAGACGAAATCATCGCCAACATGGACCAGATCAAGGCCCAAATGAAAGAGGGCACTTTGAGGTAAGACAGATGGCAATCACGAATTTCATAGGCGAGGTTTGGGCCGCCCAAATCCTCCAGAGTCTCCAGAAGAGCCTTGTATATGGCCAGGCTGGAGTCATAAACAGGGATTATGAGGGCGACGTGAAGGGCAAAGGCGACACGGTGCGAATCACCGCCCACGGCCCGATAACGATCGACAACTACAACAAGGTCACCGGGATCGGCGACCCCGAGGAGCTGGACGACGCCAGCGCCACGCTGGAGATTACTCAAGCGAAGTACTTCAACTTCAGGATCGAGGACATCGACAAGGCTCAGATGAACGTCCGGCTGATGGAGAGCGCCACCAGAGACGCGGCCTACCAGCTCGCCGACGTCGCCGATCAGTACATAGTCGCCCAGATGGTAGCGGGTGCCGGTAACGCTGTGGGCGCCGACGGGTCCGATAAGATCTTCGACGGGACGACCGACCTTGTAACCGAGGAGCTTCTTGAAGTCAAGGTCAAGCTCGACGAGGCCAACGTCCCCGCCGAGGGCCGGTTTGTCGTCGTTCCTCCGTGGGTGGTGAAGTGGCTCCTCCAGGAAGACGCGATCGTCAACCCGACCTGGTCCGGGGTCGAGGGCGCGATGCTGAACGGCGAGATCGCGAAGCTGTTCGGCTTCAGGATCCTCCAGTCCAACAACGTCCCCAACTCCAGCGGCGACCACTACAAGGTTGTGGCCGGCGTGGCGAGGGCGACCACCTTCGCCGACTCCGTGAACGAGACTGAGGCTTACAGGCCTGACAAGTTCTTTGCCGACGCCCTCCGGGGCCTTCACTGCTACGGCGCGAAGGTCATCGATCCGAGCTGCCTGTGCGTTCTGACCTGTGCTCCGAGCTGAGGTGGTGAATCATGGGAAGATCTGCAATCACGGTAAACGAATGCGACGGCACCTGGAAAGCTAGGGAAACACCCGATGCGATCGATGTAGCCAACGACCACCAGATAGCGGCGGCGTCCAACTTCAAGAGGATGATCATCCTCGTCCACATCTCGGCGGGAACGGGAACGGGCGGGGACATCGCCTTGAAGGCGGGAACCGCTCACCCTGCCTTTAGGCGGGGGCTCGGCGACCTGGCGATCGGGGGCAACCTCGTAGCGACCGAGGAGTACGTCATCGGTCCGATCGAGACGGCTCGATACCTCCAGAGTGACGGAACCATTCACCTGGACGTCACCGATACCAGCAACACCAATCTCGCCGGGACGATCGAAGCTTACGCATTGCCTTGAGGGGGGACGTTTCCCTCCTCTCATTTAGGGTGGTTCAATGAGCCTGATTGACGAGATCCATGGGGCCCTGAGGCCGTCGTCGGAGCCCATCACCGCGACCCTCTCCGAGGTGGACGACGTGACGGCCGGGTTTGTATCTCGGTCATCGATCGCCCCAGTTACCGTACTTCTCTCCGAGTCTGTCGATTTTCAGGGGAGCATAGGATATGACATCAAGCTGGGTGAGACGTGGTATCCGTTCTGGGTGGAAGCCCAGGCGTTCTTGGTTCCAGAGGGGTGCGAAGTAAGGGTCCGCCTGTACTCTGTTTCGGTGGGGTCGGTCGTCGCCACGATATTCCAGGGCAGGGTAACGTGACGCCTTTTCGAATCCCAGGAGGTTGATTTTGTGGTCGAATACATCACATCGTCCGAGATGGACGCCTACGTTGCCGACAGGCCCGGCTCCTCAGCCTGGACCGGGGCCTCTTCTGCACTGAAGGAGGATCTTCTGAAGTACGTCTCGAAGCTCGTCGATTCTCTCCCTTTTGTGGGTAAGAAGTACGATACCGACCTATCCACCCAGCCCCTCCAGTGGCCGAGACGGATCAAGACGCGCCAGGGTTGGGTGGTCGCAGACCGAGACGCCGATGATAACGTCGTGGTCCCCCAGGCGATCAAAGATGCAGTCTGCGAGGAGATCATGGCGAGGCTCGACACCACGAACGACAAGAGACGCGCCCTCCAGGAGGGCGGTGTAACATACTTCAAGCTCGGCGAGCTGTGGGAAGAGTACGACGGATCTCTTCGGGGAGGCGGGATCGAGGGGACTCCTCTGAGGTCCTGGACGGCTTACCGGCTCCTGGAGCCCTACCTGGCAAAGGGGGCGCGGGCGCGGTGATCGCCGGATACCTGAACCAGACGGCCAAATATGAGGCCTCCCCCATCCTTTACGGCTGGGCTCCAGTCCTCGCCACGCTCGCCCTATCCCCTCCTTTTTCGATGGACGCGCCTTTCAAGGTCAAATTTGAGATAGATTCAGGAGCGATCGCCCTCAACGTCACCATAACGGGGACCCTGGACGGCGAGCCCCAAACCGACACCCTGGAAGGGTTCGGGCCCCCGTGGGGTACCACAACGATGGTGACATCTAAACAATTCGATACTGTAACGGAAATCACGACCGACATCGGGGAAGAAGAGCTAAACTGTCGAGTTGTGGCGGCTGACCCCACCACAGAGGAGGAGCTCCCCGGCGAGTGGGTCGAGTTCCCATGCCGATGGGAGCTAAAGAGATCGACGTATCTTAAGATCGCCGGCGACGAGTATTCTCAGCAGATCATGCAGGCCGAGGGCCGGATATTCTGCCTTGAGCCCCTGGAGTTCGGCGCCAAAATTAAGCTGGTCATCGGCGGCGCCGACTCTCCAATCTATGAAGTCGTCAAAGTCGATCCGAAGACCGGCTTGGACGGTGAAGAGCTGTACCGGACCCTCCTTATCGGAGGAGTGGGGGCCTAATGGTGGATCCCGCGAAGCTCACCGAAGATCAGGCCTCCAGGCTCATCCAGCTCTATGAGAACGGCGACCGGAAGATCCAGGCCGAGATCAACCGGGTCCTCCTCAAAGGTGGCGATCCCGCCTATTACCGGGCCGTTCAACGGAACATAAGGGCAGCTCGAAACAAGCTCCTCGTCGGTGGCCGGGAGTGGTGCGACGACGCGATCCCCTACCTCTATCGCGAAGGCGTGGCCTACGCCGATGATATGGCTTTCTCGACCCATCTCTCGGCGGGCTTCGGGACCCTCCACCAGCAAGCGATTCACGTTATAGCCGAGGCGACCTATTCCAGGCTTGAGGCTGTGGACCGTACCATAGGCCGCCAGGTGGACGACCTCTTCAGAGCTCTCCAGCTCGAATACACTCAGAGCGTGGTCCTGGGGATCGATAGCGTCGATACAGCCGCCAGAAGGATGAGAGAGGACCTCGCCTCCAGGGGGGTTACCGGCTTCATCGACCGAGCCGGCCGTCGTTGGGATATGGCCAACTACTCGAAGATGGCCGTCCACAACGCGGCCATGCAGAGCTTCCGAGAGGGGACTCGGATCCGGCTCTTGGAGCATGGCTATGAGCTGGTGATCGTTTCGACGCATTCTAAGGCCTGTCCCCTGTGCGTTCCCTGGGAGGGTAGGACCCTCTCGTTAACAGGAGAGACCCGAGGATACCCAACCCTCGAAGAGGCCCGAGCTGCTGGCCTGGAGCATGTCGGATGCCGTCATGTGATGACTTTGAGCCCCCACGAAAGGGAGAGGGATAAATGGAAAAGCTGACAGGAGCCGAGGAGGTCCTCGAATTCTCACGCGCCGACATGACAAGGATCGTCTCCCAGAGGCTGAAAGAGGACCGAGAGAAACGGGGAACCACCGCCCTATTGAAGGAGAGGGTGGCCCTGAAGAAGAAGATCCATGGGCTTGAGGCCGCGAACGAACTCCTCAGAAAAGAGAACGAATATCTCAGGTATCAAGCTTGGTTGCATGACTTATGATTGTGGGGGGCGTTTTATTTTTACAGTAATATATGGGTTGCTTATTTTAAGTTTTAAGCCTCTTGATATCTGTTGGGCTACGTTCTCGACGCCTCTTTTTACCAGTAAAAACGCGATTGTTTCTCCCCCTCGGCGTCATCTTCTCTCACCTCTCCTGTGGGGGCTCACTGGCCCCCGTCATACCTCATCCGTCAGCCGGAAACCCCACGCGCCCTTCGGACCGACTCTGGCATACTCAAGCTGGAAACGGCCCGGGAGCGCATCCTGGACGCGATTGGCGGGGACGGGGACCGGCGGCGACATCGAGCTTGTGGAGGGCGACGCTGCCCCAGCTTTCCTGAGAGATCAGGGCGGGCTGGCAATAGGCGACAACCTCGTAGCCGAGGAGGAGTACGTCCTCGGTCCGGTCGAGACCGCCCGCTTCCTCCAGAGCGATGGGTCCATTCACCTGGACGTGACCAACACCAGCAACACCGATCTCGCCGGGACGATCGAGGCCTACGGGATCAAGTAAATTAGGATAATCAAAGACTGACACCCGGGGGAGGATATGCCCCCTCCCCCACACCTGCTTATTTTAATCGTATTTTTATAAACTGCTTTCGGGCTTGTTTCTCCGTGCTTGTGGGTGAAAATCCGTATCCATCGGGCTGTCTTTGGTAATGATTTGTCTTTGGTAAGACTGTCTTTGGTAAGGCTTTTATACGATCCTTACCAAAGACATTATCATGAGATCCATCAAAGCTCCAGAGGGCGGAGTCTATCGACAGGACTTTTATAAGTGCAATAAAGAACGCTGTAAGAAATGCCGAGATGGTCCAGGACATGGCCCTTATTGGTCCCGGTATTGGTGGGAGGATGGGAAGACGAGGAAGGAATACATCGGCAAAAATCTACCTCTTACCAAAGACACCGGCGAGGAAGGGCCTCCCCTTACCAAAGACGAGCCCTTACCAAAGACACTTACCAAAGACAAATCATCCTTACCAAAGACACGCCAGAAGGCCTTACCAAAGACAGACGAGGGGGCCGTCGAGAAGGCGATCGAGGCGATAAAAAACTTCCACCACCGCGGGATTGAGCCGAGCGTTTCAGAGGTTGCCGAGGTCGTGGGGATAGCCTCCAGGCCGCTTGGTCGGTTGCTGTCATCGGCGGGGCTGGAAGCTCAGAACGTCCGCCGGGACGGGAAGCGAGCGAGACGTTATCTAAAATCGTGAGGAGGGGCCGAAGCCCCCCGCGTGTCACCTGTCAACCCCCCAATGGAAGGGATACTACCTCTGCGACGGCATGGTACTTAAATCTATCGATTTTTATATATCCTTACGGTGCCGTAAGGATATGCTTCCTTTCATTCAAGCATTATCTCAAATAGCTCCGGAAGTGCAGCAGCAGCAACTTTAGCGGAAAATTAAAGATAGTACATTTCAGACTTGTTAACTCGATCGCCTCCCCCACCCCACAGACTATGGGAATGTCGCGAATTCGTCGCGTTCCATGTAGGGCTTGAGGTCGAAAAAGACCTTATCCGAGGGGTTGGACTTGGTGGCGCTGTGGTGCCCCAATGGCCGGTATGACTTCCGATATCTGCATAAAACGGAACCTTCAGCCCGAAGTCAACTTATGCGTTTAGAGATCTATAAATATAAACCTTGACAGAAATAGTTGCCATAGGTCTGATGCGTTATATGCGAGAAGTTCAGCATGACATCCGGCCCTTCCACCCAACCACCATTAAATATTTAGAAAAGTAATGCCATGCACCCGTTCAGGGAGCAAGGCAAAAGTCCGTTCCATCGCAGATGGCGCAAGTCAGGTCCTCGCAGGTCGTCTGGTCCTGGCCGTATCCTGTGTGCTCGAACTCCCAGTTCGGAGGCTGCCACGAGTCACAGGAGACGGCGCCACACTCGTCCTCGACGATACCCACATCGATGACACAGGTGGCCCGGACCGGCTGGACGACGGGCCTGTCAACGGACCTCGGGTCCACCTCAACGATGTTGGTGTACCTGCCGTCGCCGGGGGCGAGGACCGAGAACTCGATCGCAGCCGTCCCAGAAGCAGGAATCTCGATCAGGTTCCAGACCACAACGCCGTCCTCGTAGGTTGCGAAGGGGATCGACGATTCGATGAGCTTCATGCCCGCAGGCAGCCGATCGGTCACCGTAGCCACCCTTGTCGCATCCTCCCAGTTCGTGATCTCGATCTTGTACCTAACGACACTGGAGTTCGTCTCGTCAACCTCTGCAGTCTTGACGACAGATAGTTGCTCTTCTCGGGGTACGATGCAACACGTTAACCAGTTGATCTCCAGAGCGCTGAAGTTCCTGGCGCAGACGGTTTCGTCATCGTAGACGCCGCAGGCATCGACCCTGTTCACCAGCTCGACCGGAGCGTACTTTGTGACGTCCAGCTTCAGGGTGATATTCAAAGCGCTGCCGATGGGAAGGTTTTGCAGAGTCCAGTTGGCATAGGTGTCTGTGATAACCTTCGGCCTCAGCGAAGAAGGCTCGATGAAGCTGGCACCCGGCGGGAAGGTGTCCTTCACGTATACCTTGTCAAAAGCCGCGTTCCCGTCGTTCTCGATGGTGATGGTGTAGGTGGCCACCTTTCTCTTCTTCACCGCGCCCTCGAGATGGGGTTCACCGTACTCCCAGGGAAGGGTCTCCTCGACGATGCCGTCGAGAGTCTTGGTGAGGTTCAGGTGAGGCCGATCATATTTGGCGATGCCAGTGAAATGTACCTTCCTCTCGATGGAGTAGTCGCCCTCGTACTGTTCGTCCATGTCCACCTCGGGATTGCCCTTGTTCGGCTCGAGGAGCGCCCTGAACCTCGCCCGCCCTTCGAAGCTAGCCTGGGTGTTCATCTCGTTGAGGCCCTTGGCGATCGTCTCTTTATCGAGATAGTCCAGGTTGGTGAACTCTTCGCCGATGTAGCTCACCTTCGGCGTCGTCGAGTACATCCCCTCCTTCCACTTCTGGGACGCTGAGATGGAGACGTCTTCGGTGAGGCTCTGGTTCATCGGACCGCTGACGAGGCTGATGTCTTTTGCGATGTAGTTGGTGCTCGTCTCTATGATCTCCTCAGAATCGTATTCACCCGTACCTGATTCGTAGCTTCTCTGGCTGTCTTTGACCCGCCTGTCGCCTACGGCGAAGCCCGAGCCGCTCGCGGCCTTCTCGTAGGATACGCTCGAACCGTACTCGTCGACCCGCTGCAGTATCTTGAAGCTTCCGACGTAGTCCTCCCGGACCTCGATCGTTGGCGTATCATAAGCCGTCGAGGTGTTGGACGGCATCTTGAGGAAGCCGATGTGGCCCATGCCGTCGAACTCAGAGTCAATGTTCATCACCGACTCGTTCTCGTCGAGGAAGAAGCTCGACTCGCGATCGATGAAGGTGGCGTACCGGTACTGCTCGCTCATGGAGGTGCCGGTCACCCGGTTCTTGGCATTGGCCTCCTCAGTCCAACTTGAGGTATAAACGACTGTTCGATTGTTGTAAAGGGCAAGTGTCGTCGGGCTGTAGGTGGCGGCCATGTCCTTGTCCATCGAGATCGACTTATTCTCAGTCCTCACATGTACCCGTTCCTCGTTCTCATAGCTGCCACTGCCGTGCTCTCGGGCCTCAAGCTCCGTGCCAGGATCTCCGACCGTCACCGAGGCTGCGGCGCTCGCGGGGGCAGTCTCCGCAGAGGTGATCGTAGCCACGTTCTTAAGGTCGATGGGCCCCCGGCTCGTGGATAAGCTCTCCCTGACGTTTACAAACCCTTCTCCGACGATCCGCCCTCCATCAGCGAATTCGAAATCTTGCAGCTCAGAAACTCCGACGGTCACGATTATCTTTCCTGTGTCATCCACGGGCAGATCTCCGATGGTCCACCTGTTGTTCGTGCCGGGGTCTGGTGCTGGCGATGCGGAGATGAACTCGACTCCTGCTGGATACCTCTCGGTTATCACGACCTCGGTCAGGCGAACGTCTCCGGTGTTTGAGTAGATTATAGTGTAATTCAACAAATCACCTGGAGAGATGCTGCTTGAAGAGGCAGTCTTCTCGATAGATAGACCAGCAGGAGGATTATAGGAAGGATCGTTCTGGAATTCGGTGGGAAAGCCTAGAGAAGTCATATCATCTTTATCCAATCGTTTGGTGTTGCCTACTCTGTCCGATATGGAGACGTAATCAAGCTTCCAAGTCCCCTTTTCAGAGTACCTGGGCAAAGTCATTTTACTTTCATAAATTCCATCGAGATCCGTTCCAGAAACACGGTCGTTTTGATGAAAAGATACGCTTACGCGTTGTTCTCCAGAAGGGCTTTGGAAAGAAGCTCCTGACCAATAGGAAACGAGGTCGTCGCTCATTCCTATACCGCTAAGATCGTCTTTCAATCTAACTGTGAACGTGATATCCTGAGAAGACGTTGATGTGTCAACCGATTTGGGATCAAATCCGAATTCCAATATATTCGGAGGTGTAACATCACCTATCGACTCCACCTCGAACTCAGTAGGGAAGCTCAAAGCGGTCATATCATCTTTATCCAATCGTTTGGTGTTGCCTACTCTGTCCGATATGGAGACGTAATCAAGCTTCCAAGTCCCCTTTTCAGAGTACCTGGGCAAAGTCATTTTACTTTCATAAATTCCATCGAGATCCGTTCCAGAAACACGGTCGTTTTGATGAAAAGATACGCTTACGCGTTGTTCTCCAGAAGGGCTTTGGAAAGAAGCTCCTGACCAATAGGAAACGAGGTCGTCGCTCATTCCTATACCGCTAAGATCGTCTTTCAATCTAACTGTGAACGTGATATCCTGAGAAGACGTTGATGTGTCAACCGATTTGGGATCAAAATCAAAGCTCAAAACGTTTGGTGTTTCTACATCCATGCTTTTAATCTGGTGGTTTCCGAAGTCGTTGCCCGTTGAATCGGCATTGACCAAATCGACCGAATGAGAGCCACCCGGCGGACGCGTCTGAACCCACCCGGCTTGCTGGACCTCTCGCACGGTATAGCTTCCAGGGGCCAGGTAGTCGAAGGCATATGTACCATCGTCGCCGGTCTCCGTGGAGTCGATCACTTCTCCGCCCAAAAGCAGTTCGATCGTCCAGCCGGGAAGGCCGAACTCACCGGCGTCTTTGGCTCCGTTGTTATCGAGATCGTTAAACTTCATGCCGGAGATCGAGAAAGCTCCGCTGTGGCCGTTTCGGAAGGTGGTTGGGAAACCTAAGACCGCGACATCTTCCTGAGAAAGCTGTCTTCTGTTGCCCACATTGTCGCGAAGATATATGTAGTCGAGCTTCCAGGTTCCTTGCTCGCTATGCTGAGGTAGTGTCAGTTTACTTTCATAAATGCCGTCTAACTCATCGCCAGAGATAAGCCCACCAGGTGGCCAAAAGCCTACATCGGCGAACTGATTTCCAGAGGGACTGCG